CGCCGCCTCCGCCTACGCCTACGCCGCCGCCTCCGCCTACGCCTACGCCTACGCCGCCGACGCGAAAAACGCCCATGCGGACAAGTTCCGCGAGATGTTCGGATAGGAGGACGCATTATGTGCCAACCCGCTTCATTCGTGCTTACGAAAGATGCCGTGTTTTGGAGTCGGTTCACCGACTCGCATGAAGAAATTATCAAGGAGTCCGGCCTTCATGCCGATGGCGCGAAAGGGCCGAATATCCTACGGGTGGAGGTCGTGCCACCGGGTTACGACACGACGCGCACGCCCTGTTTGAACAAGGTGAGTTGTTTAAACATGAACGCATATACATGAAGTTAAATAGGATACTATTCGGATGACGCACTATTTAATTGTTGGATCGTGTCATATTAAAGGACATCGAACAGACCAAACTAATGTTTGCAATATATGTGGCGGTACGTGGTGGTTTATGTCGGACAAAACACGCTGCCATATATGCAGAAAGCATAAAATTAATACGTACTTTTTAAATAAAACGAACGGTGATAAATGGGTGCGCGAGCCGTGCATGGATAAATGGTTGTCCATGTCCAACCATCTGCTTGACAAATGACCGCATTTATGCTAATATAAAGCCATGCGTAAGTCATCAGTAGAAAATTTGGCGTTAAACAAGAAATGTTGGCTGTGTGAGAAGCCGATTGTAACGGTGCCTACGCCACAGTGGGACTCCAATTACAAAGTGTATTTGTCTCCCGTGCATGTTTGCAGTGCATGTTTTTCAAAACGAATCAATAGAACGTATGACAAGGTGTTTCGCACGTGCGCACAACTTATAGAAGATATACTAGGTATTAACAATGTTTAAAGAATCCGTCAGAGCGTGTGCGTTGTGCGAATTTAAACCGCCTAGACACATGCTTATGTATTTTTTGGAACACGAAAAGGTGTACGTGTGTTTGGAGTGCCATCGGTATTTTTGCGATGGTATAGAAAAAAGAAAGGATTTTGTAGAGCATTACAGGCATCCGTTGGAACACGACGAGCTTTCAGCAATTTTATTTGGAGAAACAAAATAAGTAAATATTAGCATTTGACATAATAATTATGATGTGGTATAATATATCTATGAAGCGCACTAAATTACATCTGGAGCAGCCCAACATGAAAGCAAACATGGCTGGAACGGTAAGCACGCTGGAAATTCCTCTTAAAGACATGCAAACATTTACGTTCAACAAAGTGAAATATTACTACACGCAGCAGACGATGCACACACCGTATCAGATTGCTCGATGCGAAATTGCAGGAAATCCTGCTAAGTTTGTCATGTATTTGATTCACACGTTTGTCCAATCATTCCAGATCATAAACTTTGTGTGTTTTTACGATATGGGTGCTATAGATCCGGTATGGAGTTATGTCGGTTCCTATCCGTGTGGGAACAAAGTGCTTCATGTGTTCAAGACGTTTGGACTGGAACCGCCTACGCTGACAAATAAAAAACAGTAGGTGATGGTTGCATGGTTGCAATGTGTCCATTATGTGACAAACCGCTATCTGTTCCGTGTAAAAAACGAATTGGCGGAGTGTCTTATTTTGTGTGCAAAAACTGTTTCGTAGAAATGCATAAATATAATATGATGAACGTAACTGGTATTTACGTGATTTTACAAAAGCTAATATTCGGTGAATAATGATTATATCTAAGTGTACGGTATGTGATAGACCAATAGACAGAGAATTCCTACTTGAGAATGTATGTCCAAGATGCGTTTACAGGTTGGTAACTAGGTCTAGCATGAAAACTAAAGAATTTGTTAGGTCCGCAATAGCAGATTATGACGGAGAGCTATTTATGAGTAGGACTAGATTTAATGTTTGGGTTCAGCTAGGAGAAATACTATATGGAAAAGAGCAGCAAAATTACTGAAAGTAGCTTAGATTTGTATAAGTGCTATATCTGCGGGTTGCCAATCATCGCGGAGAAGGCGCATAAAACAAAGCACGACTATGGCGAAGTGCTGTGTTACGGCTGCAAGAATAGGATAGAAGCTGTAGACAAAAATCATGTGCGTGACTATTTGAGTAGCCTAATTGGATTACGTCAATAATTATGGTTAATATTGGCATGAAAACAAACGTTTCATACATTGTTGCAGTGATAGCATTTTTTGTCGGCACGTACTTAATATTTATGCTGACCGATCCAATTATAAACGGATTGCACGATTATGGTGTATTAGCAGAACAATCTGTTGAAATACACGCACGATTAGACATATTCGATAAGAAAAACGCATCAATAGACGCAAATACTAGGCTGTTTATAGAAAAATATAACGCAAAAATACTAAAATTCAGGGCTATGCAGAAAAAAACACCGTCTTTTTGGCAAAAAGATTGGTATTCGTTGCCTGTTTTTGTGCTAAATTCGCAAAAAACTAGGGTTGTTTGGGTCGATTATAAAGGTAAAATCGGTAGTAAATTTAGTAGCCTTTAGCGCAATTGAGCCGTGTGACTACCGAGCGGCTCACTTCTAAATAGGAGAGCATATCATGGGACAGCTTATTCCAAAGTTCGTGTCGTATAGTGGGTATAATGACACGGAGAGCTACGTACAAACGTCAGGGTGTTCTGGCTATAAGGTTTTGGATAAAGAGACGTTACCACCAAAATGCTCGTATTGCGGCAACTGGTTTAAAGACATCTACAAGAAATGTGCGCATTGTGGCGCAGCGTGGGAAGGTAAATAACCATGAAGTTAGTTATTTACTTTTGGATAATGACAGTTATCGCTTATTTGCTCATGTGTTTCTGTAATAGTGATACGAGCAAAGATTAGCGTTTTAAGAACTACAACGCCATGTTGGTTTCTTCTGTTCTGGCTCTAGTAACAACAGACAGCCCAAGTTTGTCACATACGGTCAATAATTCGTGTTCCAGCCACACGAAGCAGTGGGAATTTTCAGGATAGTCGTTCCATCCATAGCATCTGTATCTGGTTTCTTCAGTGGTGTGCTTTTTGCTCCAATCCATAATGTAACTAAATTCGGGTGTTCTGATAGTAATCTTTCCGCCTTTCTTTAGCAAGGCAACCATGTCTTCCAAGAAAACCAAAGCGTGCGGTTTTGGCATGTGCTCCAAAATATCCGATGCAAATATTTCGTCAATCGTGCCGTCCAAATATAGATCCTTGCGCACTCTGCGCACATCGTGTTTGATAAATCGCGCTGTGCTAGGCGGAACCAAATCCCTAACGTCAATGTTATCCCATCCATCTTTAGACGGAAGCCAATGCGTGCCACAACCTAGATTCAGTTTTCTCATGTTAATATCCTTAAACGAGTGTACCTATTTTGTTTTCGATGGNNCACGGCTCTTCGGTTATCAAATCTGCCCCACACACGCACAGGCAATCCTCATTATTATTCACGCTTTTAATGTAGTCCAGCAGCAAACGCTCCATAAATCTCGAATCTTCATACGACAGCATAATGTTTAAAAACGGTTCTGGTGTCATTTATTCGTCCTCCTGTTCCTGTAACATAAACGCAGAAGTTGGAGATATAACTACTGCAAACATTAACAAAGAAATTATACAAAACGTATTTTCTCCGTCCTGTTTGGCAACGCCAATCCACCAATTCCTGTAATCCCAAAAAAACAAGAAACCTAACATATTTTACTCCCATTGATAACATCAAGGACTTTTCTAGCAGATCCTTTAGGATAGCACGGAGCCTTTGTATCGGTACAATATCTCCAAATGCACTTTTTTTCGCATAATTGAATGGGCGTAGTATTTGGATAATATTTGCAATACGTTTCTCCGTCGTTTGTTGAAAACAATCCGTACGTCCGTGTTCCAAACACAGATGCGGCGTGCAAGGCTGCGGAGTCCACAGACACGACAATTTCTGCTGCTGCCATAATAGCTAAAAACTCGCGCTTAGTTTTTGCGTGTACGGTTTTAATCTTAGACAACTTGCTAGGATCTCCGACATGAAGAACCTGATAGCCCATATCTGTTAGTCCGTTTATTAACATTGGTGCTTCAGCAGTAAAATCTTTGTGAATATTAGCAGATGTTAGCGACACGACGGCTACTGGCTTACTGCTTCTCTTGATGTAGTAACTGTTTGCATGGTTTATTTCTTCAGGCATCAATTTTATGCATGTAGATGGAGACTCGAAATCGTACAGTCCACACCAATTTCCCCACATATCGAGTCGGTTCCGCCATTTATTAACAAGAGGATCGAAGAATAGCTCTTCCCAAATATGACAAGGAACCGTTAAATCAATGATAATATCATAAAGATTTGTTACTTTACTGGCTATTTTACATTCTTTGGTAACAGTGCCGCCAAAATGAACCAAATCAAACGGAATGCACGAAACGAACGGCACATTATTGTAAAACTCCATATACGTTTCCCGGCATCCGTACACGATAGGGCAATCATAGCGTTTATTTATTTCGTTGAGCAGGCAGGATAGGATAATAGCGTCTCCGAACCCGCCATATTGCCTTAATATTAGCACCTTGTCACCAGAAACGTAATGCTCAAAGTTGTTTTTACTGCCGTCATAAAAACGGTAATATTTATTCATTCCGCTTTGTGCGCGGGTTATTTTATTAGCTTTGGCAATTCGCATTGCCAATTCTCGCGTTCGCTTCAGTGAATCTGTTAGCACTAAATCGCTGGACTTGAAATTACGTTTTTGAGCGCGCATGTTAATTTTTCTTTCCGTGCATGTATTCGCGGGTGCTGTTGAACGCGATTTTTTTAGACAGGATTTCCATGAAGTCGGTTGTGAATTTATTGCCGTGAACAAACGAGACGACACGAATTATGACATCTGCAAGCTCTTCCAGAATTCCGTCTTTGCGCGTCATCGGATTTTCGGTTGTGCCTATTGTAGAAAATCCGTTATTCCACTCAGTTAGCTTTCTTTCTAGCTCGATACTGGCACACAATCCTAACAGCTTAGACCTGTATTCAGAAAGCGAGCTATCTACAGGCACGATATTTTCCAGAGCCTCTGAAATTTCTGTGACCATGAGTAAAAGCTGCGCAGGCACGTTAGTCACATCAAAACCCTTTTCCGATGTAATTTTTCCGCATTCCTCGATAAGACCTTGCAGTGCAGCTACGTTAGGGTTCATACAGGTATCCTCCGGTTTATGGCTAACTCAATCATGCTGACAGAATAGCACGGTAAAACCAGCTTGTCAAATTAACTTTTATTTGTCTGACGTAAGTTTGGCATCAATCTTGCTATTTTATAATACTAGTAGATTAATGTAAAGTTCTGATACTTCGTATCAGACTTTACGTAAGAATATAAATAAATATTTCATATTTATTTTATTCTTTGTTTTAAATGTTAATATTTGAAAAATCTATTATAGGTTAATATACGGATAGTGTCATTCCGAAAAAAAATTTTAATTTATCTATTGACAACATATATTTTCTGTATTATCTGTTATAGTGAGGACACAGTATGCAAAGAACACCACGTACCGCATTATCGCCAGTAAAGATCATAGATGCTCGCAGACATCGTGTGTATGAATGGATGATAAACGGCTATACTATTGATGGTTCACCAGTTACAGCAAAAGAAATAGCCAACAGAGAAGGCGTTTTACTTTCTGACATTCGCAAAGACATTTCATCCATCCAGCGCATTCTATCCAAGCAAATTTCATCGGCTCCAGCATTTAGGACTCGCGTTCTGTCCACACTAAACGTCATGCTTGAAATGTCCTTGCGCGACAGAGGACATGTAGTTGAGCAACTTGAAGATTTGCGCAGTATGGTTAAACAGGCTAAGTCTGTTGATGATAAACTTTCTGTCATGGATAGGCTGGCTAAATTCATTCGACTGGAGCAAGATTCGACAAAGCAGACAACGGATTTGATGAAAACACTGTTAGGTATTGGTGATATTGATCTCAACCTGAAAGACTCAACGGATGAGGATGACAGTAAACTTACGGTAGATCAGGCGATTGATCTTATTTCACAGCATGACGTTGTGGATATTTTGCCGACAGGTCGTACGTCATAATGCCATACAAAGACCTTGCCAGCAAAGTAACTCTGCGTACACAGCGAATTAAAGCTGTTAAGCCTACGCTGACTCAGGAACAATTTGCGGCATTGCGTAATTGCAGGCGTAGTCCTGCTTATTTCTTGACAACATTCGGCAAGATAACACATCCAATTCGCGGAAAGATCCCGTTTACACTGTATGATTTTCAAGGCCGCGTTGTCAGCGATTTTGTTAAAAACCTTTGTAATATTGTTTTAAAATCCCGTCAGATGGGCATTTCTTGGCTAGTTTCCGGTTTTGTGTTGTGGTTGGCTATGTTTTTTGAAGAAAAAAATATACTGATGATCTCAATCAAAAAGCAAGCCGCTAAACGATTGCTGGATAAAGTTAAATACTTGTACGATAATTTGCCAGACTGGATGCGGTTGGCTATTATCGAAGATACGCAAACATGCATAAAATTTTCTAACGGTTCTCGTATTGAGAGTATTCCAACGTCGGAAGATGCGGGTCGTTCGGAAGGCGTATCGTTGGTAGTTATTGACGAAGCGGCATCGGTGCGCTGGATCAAAGAAATCTGGAAAGCTGTTTATCCTACAATTTCAACAGGCGGTATGTGTGTTTTGATTTCGACGCCTAAAGGCATGGGCGAATTTTTTCAGAAAATGTGGACGAAGGCTATTTCCAGAAAGAATAATTTTAATCCTATTTTTGTGCCTTGGTGGGAGCATCCAGAATATTCAATCGGGCTTGAAAAACGATTGATGCACAAGCATGATGGGCGAGTTGTGGAGCAATACTGGTCGCCGTGGTATGAAAAGATGTCGCGTGACCTTGGGCCGCGTGCGACAGCACAGGAGCTTGATTGCGAATTTCTATCATCCGGTGCTAACTTCTTCGATCTGCACACAATTATTCCACGACAGAAATTCGTGTCTAGCAAAGCTGTCTTCAAGACTAAACAAAACGGAGATTTGCGCATTTTTAAGCATCCAGAACCCAATACATTTTATGTTATGGGGATTGACACGGCTTCCGGTCACGGAGACGATTACAGTTGGGCTATTGTAAGGGACTACGTGACTAAAGAGCAAGTTGCCACTATGCGCACCAGCGTTCCGGTAAACGTATTTTCTGAACGTTGCGTTGAATTGGCATGGGAGTATAATGGCGCGTTTGTAGTAGGCGAAGAAAACGGTATTTCAATCGCAACACTGCTTCAAATGCGCGATGTGTATGGTTATCCAGAGGATAATTTTTATCACGACATTATTATCACAGATAAAACAGGTGAGCCAACAGAGCGATTGGGGTGGAATAACAACATGCGCTCGCGTGCGCTGTATTTACGTAAATTGGAGCAACTCGTACGCGAAGAGCCTAAAACTTTCAAAGACTCTCGCGTTTTAGACGAGTATGTGACATTTATTGTTAATAAAAACGGAAAGCCTATTGCTATGGATGATTGCAATGATGACGCGGTGATGGCTGATTTGTGCTGTTTGATCGGATTGCTGCATCACAATCCGTATGGCGCGTTGCCATTTAAAATTGCTTGACGAGGAAACTATGTTCAGTTTTTTCAAAAGAAAGGCCGTTGATGTTGAAGTTGACACTACTGTTTTGGATGCTGTGATTAAGCCTAGATTTGCAGCTATTCCGCGTGGTCAGCTATCGGTTCCCGGTGAAACGTATTTGTCGTCAATGTCCGATAAATTTAAAATTATCAATCCAGAAGTGCCGTTTGATTTTCTTACTTATTTGAATTATTTTGCCGTTGTTAATCCTGACGTTTCACAGGCTGTTCGCAATATTGTTCAACTTGGTAATTCTGGTCATTATGTAGATGTAACTGCGTCTGGCAAACGAAACGTTAAAAATGCGCTGGAAATTCTAAAGGATGCTGCTTCAAGGATTTACACAATTAGTGCCGGGATGGATGGACTGGTTAATACACTTCTTAGACAGCAAGCTATTACAGGTGCGTTAAGTGCCGAAGCTGTTCCAAGCGTTCGTTTAAAAGACGGTATTAAAGAAATCGTGCTGGTTCCCGTGGATATGGTTCGTTGGGTCAGAAAGGGATTGGAGCTATGCCCGTACGAGTATATTAGCGGAGTTTCAGATTCTTACAAATACCGTACCGAGCAGATGGGGTATTTGGAGCTAAATCCTTTAACATATACATATTATGCTGCCGAAATTCCTGAAAAATCTCCTTATGGCATACCGCCACTGGCGGCTGTTCTGTCCGTGATCGGTATTCAGGGAGATATGCTGAAAAATATTGCTGGCGTTGTGAAAAAGGTAGGTCTTGTAGGATTTTTGAGTATTTTACTTAAAGCTCCGCCGCCGCAAAGAGGCGAATCGGCTTCCAGCTATTCCGGTAGGCTGCAAAGTCATCTGGACACTGCCGTATCGAATATTACCAAAAACTTTTCAGAAGGTATTTTTGTTGGCTACAAAGACCAGCATGAATTTGGGCATAAAGATGTTGGTGGAGATTTCAGGGGCGTACCGGAGTTGTTTCAGGTCATTGAAGAGCAAGTTTGTTCCGCTATAAATCAGGACGCATTCATGCTTGGTCGCGTATATTCATCTACGGAGTCTTATGCTGGCGTTGTTTTCGACAAAATGCTTCAAACTGTGAACACATATCGCAGAATAATTAAGCGTTTCATTGAAAAGGTTTATAAACTTGAGCTTCAACTACACGGTGTTATGGTAGATGATGTAACGGTAACATTTAAACCGCAACGTCCGTTGAACGAACTACATTCTGAACAGGCGCGTGAAAAGAAAATCACTAATGCGTTTGCTGAGTGTAAAGCGGGTGTTATTAGCTGGCAGGAGTGTGCGCGAAAACTAGGTTATGATCTACCGTACACAGACGAGCCGAATTGGGAATCGGAACCTGAAGAAAAGCCAGCCGAGCCTGAAACGGAAGATGTTGACAAACAGAAAGACGACGAAGACGAAGTAGAAAAAGACGAATCCAATACTATTAGCATGGATAGACTTCGCACCTTATCCAAGGGAAGTGTGGTTGGTACGCTGGACAGCAATTATGATTATATGGAGTTTTACGAGAGGACACAATGATCCGCAAGGTAAAAGGCGGTTACGTTATTTATTCAGGTAAAAAATATGGCGGAAAGCGTAAACGCCTTAGTCGCAAATATAAAACTAGGACTGCGGCGGTAAAAAGATTGCGTCAAATTGAGTTTTTTAAACACAAAGGCAAAAAATAGTTATGAAAAACGAAAAAAATGTTTATACTATGACTGTTACTATTTGCGGATCTTTGGAGGGATCGCATGAAGAAGAAGTTGAGCATAACGAGTCGGGCGATGAGTGTAGACGACATGTTGAAAAGTCTGGCCGATCCAGACGCAAGCGCAGTCACACTATCGTTCACAGCGATGGTGACATTATCGGCACCAATAAACCCGATTGATCGAGAAAATATTAACGTTGAATTGGCAGCGTCAGGCGAAAAAAGAATCAAGGCGTTGCCGCCTGATAATGATGATTTTACCTACCGAAGATTTCGGGCGTTGTCTGCCGTTATGCTTCAGGACAGATCCATTGATTTTTCGCACGATCCTGATGTTTTGAAAAAGGCTGTTAAGCTATTTAAAAGCAAGCGAAGTGGGCATAAACTTCCAATTTATACAGACCATTATGTTAGTGCAACTAATTTTGTTGGTGTTGTGGAAGACGCATATTGGGACGATGAAGCGGAACCTTTTGGTGTCGATCAGATTCTAGCTATTGACCGTACACTTGATCGTAATAAAGATATTATTCGTGGGCTTGACATCGACGCAATCAATTCTGCGTCTGTAACCATCACATTTGACTGGAAAAAGAGTCACCCTGATATGGATGATTCTGACTTTTTTGATGCTTGGTGGCGAAGAAAGAAAGTTGATGGTAAACTGGTTGCTATCTTGCCAACCAAAATTAAAAGCGTTTACGAGACTTCGTTGGTTTACGAGGGAGCCGATCCTTATGCCAAGTCCAAGCTAAGTGCGGCCCTTGATTATGTTTACACGTTTGAGTTTGAGAATGCTTCTGGTACGGATGATAACCTT